GAAAATGCAGGTGACTACGACATTATCCCTTGGGAAGTAGTAAAAATACCTGCATGGCTGGACGAAGATGCAGCAGAATTGCTGGAATTACCTGTAGGTGGCAGCTATTTTCCTGAATGGAAGCCAGAAGAAGTCCTCCGGGTAGATGAACACGAAATAAAAGCAAGTAATGGTAGCCGATATTGGAACTCCCTCTACATGCAAGACCCTACACCTGAAGAAGGTGGCCTGATTAAGAAGAAATGGTTGCAAATGTGGGAAGATGAAGAGCCTCCTTCTTGTGATTTCGTAATTCAGACGTATGATACTGCATTTTCCACTAAAACTACGGCTGATTACAGTGTCATCCAGACATGGGGCATATTTTATCTCTATGATCAAGATGAACAGGGATACGAAGGTGCAGCACCCCACCTAATTCTGCTAGGTAACATCAAAGGTCGATATGAATACCCAGAACTACGCAAGCTTGCACAGAGATTGTACGCTGATAACAAGCCAGATGTGTGTATGATAGAGAAGAAGGCAAGTGGTCAGTCACTCATCCAAGATATGCGAAGAGCAGGGTTGCCTGTTATGGAATACACCCCAGATAGAGATAAGGTATCCAGAGTTTACGCAGCTTCACCTATCATGGAAGCAGGAAGAGTGTGGATACCCAGTAACAAAAAGTGGTCAGAAGACCTCATAGAGGAATTAATACGGTTTCCCAACGCTGCTCATGATGATCAGGTGGATGCCATGACAATGGCAGTCCACTATATGAAGGAGTCATGGCACTTAGAACACCCCGATGATCCCGATTGGGATGACCCTCCAAAACAAGAGCGGAGTACTTACTGGACTTTTTAATTTGCGGTTTCCAAGAAACTGTGTTATAATAAAGTCAAAGGGGAAATAATGTCTGAAGTATTCAATAGAGCAATAGGATTAGCAAAAGAGGTTTTTGATGATGCATCTGAAAGCCCCTTAACTGTTATGCGTAAACTTGGTCTTAATGTACCTAAACCAGAAGATCTATCTAAGAGTATAATAACAGTAGCAGAAACAATAAGTCCTGCTGCTGATATAAAGGAAATGGTAGAAGGATCAAAGAAGACATCAGAAGGTAATATCTTATCAGGTTTAGCACAGATGGCTGGCGGTATGGCTGGAGTTGTTATTCCCGGTTCAGCTAAGATTAGATCTGCTGGTAAAGAAATAGATAAAGGTTTATCTTCTATACTTGAATCTGAAAAAAAATTAGATGATTATGGTAAAGCATGGAAAGCAAATCCAGCAAATAAAGTTAGTAAAAGACAAGTTCAAGATCCTTTAGTAAAACAAGCTGCTAAAGATTTGGAATCAGGAGAAATAAAAGGAAAACAATTTAGAGATACAGTTAAACAATCTCTTCCAATTAAACCTATAGATAAGATAGTAGATGTTCCAACATTTGAAGAAATAGTAGGAGCATTAGATAAAAATAAAGTTCAAATAGGAATAATAGGATTAAATAAAAATATACCAGAAGGAACTAGATTAGCTACAAGATTAGATATACCAGCCTATAATAGATATGGTAAATGGATAGTATCTGTACATGAATCTGGTACTGTAGGTAAATCAATAGGATATGGCAAGACTGCTAGATTAAAAAATATTGTGTTTGGTACACCAGCTAAAGATAAACCAAAAAAAGCATTAAAAATAGCTCAAGGAGGTAATAAGAGTCCTTTTGCAAGAATAGAAGGTAATTGGACTAATGCACCAGATGAAGACACAGCTTCTTTTGCTGAACGATTATTAAAGAATAAGAAAGATGGTAAGTATATTGATGATGCAGGAGAAGAATGGGTTCAAGTAGGAATGAATCCTTATAGAGGAAGTTACTTTTATGATAAAGCCACAGGTCAGGCTTTACAAAAAGCAGATGAATTAATACAGGTTGGTCCTCTTGTATTTGCTAAAGGATCTAGAAAGCCTACTTTATCTGAATATAAAAAAGGATTTACTACAGAGACAGATATTGGAAGTATAGTAGCATTTAAAGAAGGAGGGCAAATAATGCCAATGCAATATGGTGGTGGGCTTGATGATGCCTATATGACATTTCGTGATCGTAAACGTAGAAGTGCTTTTGCTGATCCAAATGCTACCAGTGCTTTTGCCAATGGTGGTCTTCCTACTGTTTATAGAGAAAATGGTGGTTTTATGGATGATGCTGATGCTCAAGCATATGCAGATGTATATGGTCCAGCAGATCCGGGTAATGTAGATCCGGGTACTGTAGATCCAAATGAAGATGTGTGGCAAGCACCTCCAACTAGTAGAGGAGATACATGGAGACCTAAATCAGTAGAACAAATAAATAAAGAATTAGCAGCAAAAGAAAGAGACAATATGTTAAATAGTGCTGCAATAACACAACTCTGGCGTGGTCAAGAAAGGGGTTCAACTGGTACTACTCAAAGACCAAGTGGAACATCTAGCTGGATCGGACCTACTAATAATAGAAGCTATAATTTTGATTTTGGTTTTACTCCTTCACTTCCTGCTGCTTCAAATCCACCACCTACACCAATAGAGGATTCATCACCTAAAATAGATGAAAACTTACTAGATAAAAAATTAGGAGATTTAAGTAGACCTGACTTTAGTAGGGTATGGCGTAATATAACAAATCCCATGACAGGTATACAGTCAAATAAGTTTGATAGAGGAGGCCCAAATCTTGATAATACAGTAAGAGAAGCCATAGCTGCAGCTAAAGAAATACTTGATGGTCCTGTGAGTACAAGAAAAACTGGTGGTGGTCTTCCTACTGTCTATAGATTTACGGGTGGTCTTGGACTTAGTTTTGGAGATGATCAACAAGAAGCTGCTGGTGATACTTATAATCAAGATCAACTAGACCAATTATCTCAAGCTTATGGGCCTTCTCCACAATTATCTGATTTAGCAGCAGATTCTGAGTTAGGTTATAATGCACCTGAAATTGCAGCTATTAGAGATGCACAGAGAGCAGCAGCAGAAAAAGATGAAGCAGATAGAAGAATAGGATATTTAAAAGGTACTACTCGTACTGTTACTGATCAAAGAACATCTATTCCAACAAAAGAAGAATATGAAAGAAGTTTAGATAAGTATGGATATGAGCCTTGGCAAACAGCTTATTTAAATGATTTAATTAGAGATGGTTATGATATTAATCAAGCTCAATCTACATTAGCATCGGCTATGGCTACTCCGGGTGGTATACAAGGAATGAGAGATGCTTTTTATGGGGGTTATAGTTATGGTGGGCCAGCAGGAACTTTACAAGATCTTTTAGAAAAAGGTACTGGTATTGGGTTAGGTTTAGGAGAATGGTTTAAGAATAGAAAGAAACCAAAAGAAAGAGAAGGATTAAAAGGTCTTATTGATAAAGGTTTTGATATGGCTAGTGTTACACGAAACATGACACCTGAAAATATAGATCGTTTAAATAATATGCTTATAGAAAAAGGTGCAAGTTTTACACCTAATAATAAATTTGCATCAGCAATAGTAGGAACAGTAGCACCTCTAGCAGCTAAAGCAGCTATATCTTATTTTGGTGGTGAAAAAACTGTAGGAACTCTTACAACTAGAGATGGTCTTAGTTATCAAGTAGGTGATAGAGGAGGACTAACTCTAAATACGCCTGATGTTAATATAGATTATGGATCTGATATAGAAGTTGAAGATATACAAGAAGAAGTAATTACACCAGAACAAAAGAAAGAAGAAGAAAAAAAGAGATTCGATTTATTATTAGGTAAAATAGGAAAAAAAGAAGATCCTAATGTTAAAATTTTAATGGATACATATGGACTTACCAGAGAAGAAGCTTTAGAGTGGCTTGGTACAAAAACAAGTGGTGAAGAAGAAATATCTGTAGGGATAGAAGAACAACTTACTTAAAGGATAGATGATGGCAACTGAGAAAAATCCATATGAGATGAAACCAGAAGAACTAGGAAACGTAATTCCTATGGCAGCAGAGTCAGAAGATTTAAATGCTACCTTTGAAGTTGATCCTGCTGATGGTGGAGTTATCGTAGACTTTTCAGAAGAAGCAAGTATTGAGATGTCTCCTTCTGAAGATATAGAAGAGTGGTATGGTAATTTAACAGAAACTCTTGAACAAGAAGATCTAGATCAAATAGCTAGTCAAGTTATAGATAACTACCAAGCTGATAAAGATTCAAGGGCTGAATGGGAGTCTATGTTTGAGCGTGGCTTTGATCTGCTAGGTCTAAAGCTAGAGCCGGGTACTGATCCTTTTGATGGAGCCTGTACAGCCGTACACCCACTCTTAATAGAGTCAGCCGTTAAGTTTCAATCCAAGGCTTCGGCAGAACTCTTTCCACCTAACGGCCCTGTCAAAGCAAACATACTAGGTAAGTCTACACCAGAAAAAGAACTGCAAGCTAATAGAGTACAGAACTTTATGAACTATCAGGTAACTGAGCAGATGCCAGAATACTTTGATGAGTTTGAAAGAATGTTGTTCCATCTCCCCTTGATAGGATCTGCATTTAAAAAGGTTTACTACAGTGCTACCCTGAAACGGCCTGTCTCAGAGTTTATACCTATTGACCAGTTCTATGTATCTTACTATGCAACTGATCTTAGAAATGCAGACAGATACACACATCTAATCTATCGTAGTCCTATAGAAATGGAGAAGGATATGAGGGCTGGTGTCTATGATGACGTAGACCTGCCTACACCAGATCAGATTAATACCACAGGTTTCACACAGAAGATGGATACTATTATTGGTCTATCTCCGTCTTCTGATAATGATCCTCAATATCTTTTACTGGAGCAGCATTGCTACCTTGATATTGAAGGAATAGATGAATCACTTCCCTATATTGTTACTGTCTTGGAACAAACAAGAGAAGTATTAAGTATTCGTAGAAACTATGAGCAGAATGACCAGAACAAAGAAAAGCGCAGTCACTTTGTGCATTATAGATTTGTTCCGGGCTTTGGTTTCTATGGATTAGGCTTGATCCACTTTCTAGGTAATCTCACCATGAGTGCAACGGCTGCAATGAGATCCCTCATAGATGCAGGACAGTTTGCCAATTTACCGGGTGGTTTCAAAGCCAAGGGGCTGAGAATGGTCGGTGATAACGATCCTATCTCCCCCGGTGAGTTCAAGGAGGTTGAAGCAACTGGAACAGATCTCTCTAAGGCTATTATTCCCCTGCCTTATAAAGAGCCTTCCTCAACTCTGTTTCAAATGCTGAATTTTGTAGCTGCTGCTGGTCAGCGGTTTGCAGACAGCACAGAGCAAATAGTCTCTGATGCTGCCTCCTATGGACCCGTTGGAACTACGATGGCTCTTCTAGAAGCCAGTAGTAAGTTCTTCAGTGCAATCCATAAACGAGTACATAAGTCTCAGAAAGATGAATTTAGAATCCTAGCCAAGATTGATTATGATTACTTACCTGCTGAATATCCTTATGATGTTCCTTATGAAGATCGTAGTATATTCAAGAAGGACTTTGATGGACGTATAGATATTGTTCCTGTCTCAGATCCGAATATACCTTCCAACGCACACCGTATGATGATGGCTAATATGGCTCTTCAGATGTCACAGCAGTCACCACCCGGTATGTTTAATCTGGAAGCTCTGAACAGAACTATTCTACATGCAGCCAACATGCCGAACCTAGAAGAAATATTACCACCAAAGATAGAGCCTCAACCAATGGACCCTGTATCCGATATTATGGCAGCAACCAAAGGATTACCGATTGCAGCCTTTCCGGGTCAGAATCATGATGCTCATATACAAACTAAGATGGCTTACCTTCAAGATCCTGCTAATGGTGCAAATCCTATTATGCAGCGTATAGCTCCAATATTAGAAGCAAATATACAAGAGCATTCAGTCATGAAGTATCAAGAGCAAATGAATGGAGTAGCTCAACAAGCTATACAGCAATTACCACCAGAGCAACAGCAAAATCCTGCTGTTGTTGAAATGGTTATGGCACAAGCAGCACAACAAGTAATGAATGCTAATCAAGCTGCTGGTATGGCTCAGTCACCTGAACAGCAATTAGTAGCTCTGGAACAAGCCAAGGTAGAACTTCAGAAGCAGAAACTTCAATCAGATACAGTAGTACAGGCTGCTGAGATGGAAATTAAAGAGAAGCAACTCGAACTTGATGAAAATGAACAAATTATTGACATATTAAAAGCAGGTGCTGCTGATAATTTTAAGAAAGAAAAAGCTAAACTTGATAGAGAATCTAAAGAAAAGCTTAAATCAATAGATGTTCTTGGTAAGTTAGCTGTAGAAGAAGAGAAACAAAACAAAGAAGATGAAAGAGCAAAAGAACGTATAATGAAAGATATTCTAGAACAAAC